GTAACCATCGTTAAGCGTAGCCACCTGACTCTGGAGCGTGCTGATGTTGCTCGACATCGTGGTGAGCTGGGTGGTCACATCCGAGCCGAGCATATCCGCAGTAACCGCCCCTTCCTTGTTGACGAGCGAGTTGAAATCGTACCTATTGATACTGCCGCCGATGTTAAATCCTTTGACTGCCATACTCACACCTCGATTATATTGAATGTGACCGCCGAGTACCGCTCCTCTCCGACCGCCCAACTGTAAACGGGAGCGGTCTTGTCACCAACGTAAAACCGTCTGGTAGACAGCACCGCCGGGTCGGGAGAATCAAGCGGATCGTGGTACTGTACGCTGATGTACTCCGGCTGAAATGCGTTCACGATTGCGTAGATTTCCTCAGGGGTCGGATTTGACCATTCCAGTTCAATCTTCCGCTTCTGCGCGATACGGTTCTTGTGCATCACGGCATCTTGAGTGCGCCCTGCCGACTGGTCGGAAACATCTTGGAGTCCCCACTGGAAGGTGCTAGGAGTCTTCAGTTCGACTCCGTCAACTATTAACATAGCCATAAGCCTATCCTCGCTCTCAGCGCCTCCTGCGCGCTCTCATAGGCATTCTAGGGAGCCACCATGACCGATGACTCCCTTCTGCCTGTTCAGCATCACCCAAGTTGCAGATGATACCGACTGTTGTACTTGTTCTGTCCCCGAAGCGTGGTGCGGTAAAGCGTCTCGCTGTCTACATTGATGACCACCTGTACCGGCTGTCCCGCCTGACCGCCACTCACCGATGCACTGCTCATCAGCGCCTGTGCCATTCCTCTCGCTACGCCGCCCTCGATGCCCGCGATGATTTGCTCGTTGTTGGCTACTGCCGTCCTGCCGTTCGCAAACCGTCCGACCATCTCCGTGCTGTTGGCGAAGAAGAAGCCGTCCTCCGGGAAACCACCGTTTGCGTATGCCAAAGACGGCACTTTGCTGAAGTTCAAAGCACGGTTTTTATTGATCGTAGCCGTACTCAGATTCCCGGCCATGCTGTTGTACTGGTTGATGGCTTCGTTTGCCGCCTCTCCGAACGTGTTCTTGAAAGCCGTGATGACACCGCCGAGACTGCTCTTCACGTTCACGTAACTCAGCGCCGAGCCTATCTTGTTGTTGAGGCCGTTCATGATGCTCGACACTTCACTACCGATGGGACTCAGGCCAGACTTGAACGCATCCTTCGCAGATGCACCCGCTTTCCGAGCCTCGCTATCGTGCGCCATCTTGTTCTTGGCAATCACGTTCGTGACACCGTTCAGAGCTTTGTCAATCTCGCCGCCGATGCCGTTGAAGCCGCTTGCATACGCCTGTTTAGCACTGTTGCCCGATGCCGCCATCTTGCTGTCAACCGTCTGCTTGTGGCGATCCAAAGCCGCAAACAAGTTCGGAGCGCGGTTTTCAAGAGCCTGTTTCGCACCGTCCACGATGTCATTCCAGCCATGAACTACGTGCTGACGGTACTGCGCCATACGCTTGCCACGCATCGTGTCAGCCTGGGCGTCAATAGAACTGATTTTGGACTCTCGCGCATTGCCGTATTCGACCATGGCGGCGTACTCGTCACTGGTCAGCCAAGACCAACCGCTCTTCACAAGTTGTTTCCTGTTGAAGTAAGTGCGGTCTGCTCTCGCTCTGTCTCGCTGTGCCTGTTCGCGCTCCGCTTTCTGCTCTGCGGCTTCAAGTTCAGCCATGTGTTCCGAGATGGTCTGACCGTTGAGCAGTGCGAAGAAACCACGGACGAACACTTCCGTCCCGGCCAGTGCGTACTTGCCGCCGATTCTCAGCTTATCGTCAAAGCCTTCGCCCTTGCTGTCTTCAAACGTGGCAAGCGTCTTTGTGAGTCCGGCAAGCGCACCGATTACAAGTCCCCAAGGGCCACCCTTTGCTCCGAGCGCCGCACCGCCGGCCATGTTCGTACCGGCATTAGACAGCCATTCGCCCCACAGACTACCGCCGTGGTTGGTCTTCTTGCCGCCGTCCGTCCATGCGTTCTGAATGCCCTCGTTGACAACATCGGCAACGAGACTGGTGAGTAGCACCTTGCTCCCGAAGCCTAACACCTTGGAGAAGATGCTCTTCCCGCCAGCCGCAGCAGCCGCTCCCTTGCCGCCAAGTCCAAACAGTGACAATAAGCCACCACCGCCGCCACCAAGCAGTTTGCCAAGACCGCCCAGTAGACCACCGCCAAGTTTTCCGAACAGACCACCGCCCAGTTTCAAGGCGAGGAACAGTCCAAGCAGTTCACCGAGCTTTTCAAGGTTCTCAGCCTTCATGTTGGCAAGCAGTGCATTTAAGCCGTCAAGCACAAGGATGAGGCCGTTGAATGTCAGGGATGCAATCGGCTCAATGGCTTCAAAGAATCTGATCGCACCGGTGAAAGCGCCCTCCGCGAAAGGTTCAAGGACTTTCCAAAGGTTATCAAGCGCACGTTTGAGCGCATCGAGGTCAATATCGTTGTAAAGTTTTACAAACAGTTCGACCAAGCGAGGAACGCCTTCACCAAGCACCCACGTTCCGAGCGGCTTGAGAAAGTCTTCGTAGAAGTCTTTCAGTGCCCCCCACTTCCAAAGGCCGAGCGGTTTCAGCACATCGTTCCACAGCCTTGACAACGCATCAAGCGTAGGCTGTGCGGCGGTTTTCAGCCGACCGAACCATCCGATTATGCGCTCCGCAATCTCGTTTACCTGATTGCTGACATTGTTGTAGGACTCGTCCCACACACGCTGATAGCGGTCGAGTGCGGCGCGTAAAGCACCTTCCAACTGCCCCGTGATAAGCGGATTACCCGAAGAGGGAGAAGAATCATCGGAACTTTCACTGCCGAGTTTATTGATTTCATCGAAGCCAAGAACCTGGTTCTTCCATTCCTTGGCCGCTTCCGTGGCATTCTCAAATCCATCCGCAGTCTCATCCATATAGTCTGCCCAATCGGAGTCAATCATGGCTCCGCCGGACGAACCCCAGTCGAATTCAATGCCGACAGCCTCGACAAGCAACTCGACCATCTTCTGGAGAGCGACAACGAAAGCATTAACATACGGCAATGCCGCCGCAACGATAGGGAGGAACAGATTGCCGATTGTCCGACCGAGATTGTCGAATCCGGCACGAAGCATACGAATCTGGTTCGCCGGTTGCGTGATGGTATCAGCAAGGTCACCCCACGCATACTGCGAGTTCTCCAGGATGATGATGGTACGCAAGAGCGCTTTGTCTTGCTGATTCATCGACTGGATATTGGCTTCGATGCCGAGATCCGTCAGCTTTTGCTGAAGGTTGACATTTCTGATGTTCACGCCAAACTTGTCAACCGCTCTGGACATACCGACCAAGCCGGACTGCAAGTTCGCCCAGGTATCCTCAAAGTCCATGTTCTTGACGGATGCAAGGTCAGCACCAATCTCCGTCAATGCTCTGGACAAATCGACAGCCATGTCTGAGGACACGCCCATGGAACTCGCCATCTGAGCAAAGGTGGCCTGGTAGTTCATCATGGTGGCGGGATTCATGCCGAGCGTAGTGCCAAGAGTGTTGGTCACCATGCCGGACTCTGTCACCCGATAGCCGGACATCTGCTCCGTAAGTTTCTCAGCTTCTGCCGCAAAACGGTTCGTGAACGCCTTGCCGGATTCTTCACCGGCATCGCCGAAAGTTTCAACAGACCTAGACGCAACTTGATCGAAAGCGGCGTTGAAGTAGTTTAAAACTTCAACATAATCCATCGCCGATTCCGTCATTTTCACAAAGACGGAACTGACTCTTTTGGCCAGGTATAAAATTTGACGGAACTTGCCGATGGCAAAGGCAAGGCGGGTGGTGAACGAGTGCGTAGACTTCGCCAGTTCGGTTACGCCGCCACCGCCACTTTTGCCAACCTTCGCGGAAACTCCGCGAAAAGAGTCAAAAGCCTTTGAAACATTTTCGACAGATGTATTGTTCAGCCTTTCAAGTGCATCAATGAGTTTGTCAACTCCGGCAACGGCAGCGCTAGAGTCCGACACTATCCGTACACTTAATTGTTCAATGTCCATCCCCATAGCAGCCATGTCATCACCTCATCGGCAAAGTCCTTTCTTTGGACAGCACTGCGATGTACTTGTCCATTTCAAGCATTGCCAAGCGCTCATTCTTTTCCGGGTCATCCAACGTGTCGAAGTAATCCGACATGAACGGCTTTTGCGGATACTCCTCTGGCGCACTTCCCTTCTTGCGGAAGGCGTTTCCGAGTACAACGCTAAACGCCGCATACGTGTACTGTCCCTGTTGCCACATTTCTTGGTCGCGTTGCTTCACTCTTCGCTCATATACCAGATTCAACACGCCAAGTATCCGAGGATTCATGTCCCAAAACTCCCAATAGGTGATGCCAATGTCGGAAGCCTTGATGAACCACTCGTTTTCAAAAAACCGCCGCAGACTCCCGTAGTACACGATTCCTTCGTGCATCGTCATCTGCGGTTTGGCTTCAGTTATTTCTTCTTCGTCTTCTTCGGCTGAGTCTCTTCGCCCTCTTCGCTGTTCTCGTTCGATTTCGTAGCGAGGTGTCGAAAAAAATCGGAGTCTTCCATCTCTCCCGCCATTGCATTGCTGATGCTTTCCAAGTTGCCACCGGCAATCATGTGAGCCTCAAGTTCCCGACCGGCATACTCAGCATCGCCGCCAGCGCACAGAGCGAAATACGCACGGATGGTAGCCATCGGTTTCTTCCGCATATCCTCCAGGCTGATGCCGAAGTCCTCAAGGTCAGCGAGAGTGTTGAACGTGAACGGAGCAGCCTTGTACAGTCTCCCGTTGATGTTAAAAGTACGCATCATTCACCGCTTTCTGCCCGTTTTGGGCGATTTTAGGTATTAAAAAAAGCGGGACAGCGCTTTTACACGCCATCCCGCTGTTGGGGTGCGACTCAGCCAGCCGCAGTCACCGTGAACGCCTTGCCATCCGTGGTGGTCACGGTGTAGTCATCCGTGATCTTGACCGGGACGGTAGACACGGCGATGTTGGCGGTCATCGTCAGATGCTCATCGGCATCAGCTTCGTCAGGGTTGACATCCACGAAGCCGGTGAAGGCGTACTTGGCGATGGAGCCGAGACCTTCCGTGCCATACAGGACAAGGAAGTCCAGTTTGGTGTCAGCCAGCTGAACCATAGCGTCCAGATAGTCCTTCTCCATCGCCCCCTGGACGGACATGGTCACAGAGGCGCGTCTGCCGGGTTCTGTGACTTCCTGCTCGTCTTCCAGGGTGGAGACATCGATGGAGTTGCGCTCACCGAGCGGGGACGGCAGGGTCTTAGGACGGATCAGCATCGTCCAAGAGCCAGCCCAGTTGGTGGTCTCATCATTGTGGGTGCGGTAAAGAATTCTGCTCTTAAGTCCGCTTGCCATATTGGTATCCTCCTTACGTGCTTAAAGCACATCATCTGCGGCGATATACCGGCGATATCTGCCGATTACACGCCACACGCTACTTACACTGTCCTTCTCCGGCAGTTGAATACCGTCAAAGGCCATGCTCTTCATGATGGCGGTCACGCTGTCTCCAACATCTTTCGCATTTTCCTGCGAGGCGTTGTCATAGACTTCGATTTGGAAAGTAGCCGTAACACCTACGATACGGTCACCCTCCAGTTCACGGTCACGCTCAACATTTTGAATAGCACGTACCCAGACGGTAGGCCACCTGCTGGGTCTGGTGATTAAGTCATCGGTAACCACTTGCAAATCTGGAAAACGAGCCGAATACTCTTGCTCCAGATAGTAAGTCAGTCTGGTTACCACTATCGACTCATAGTCCATGAATGGTTTTGCCATAGGTCACCTCTGCTCAATCGAATACAGAGTGAGCAATGCTCAAAATCTGTCTCCGCATTTCGTCTGCCGCTTCCATCATCGGCTTCTTTGGCTTTTCGCCTGATGAAGTAAACATCTGCAAGCCACTGCTACCGACTGGATCTCCTGGCGTTGCTTCCGGGTCATGAGTCTCATCAGAATACTCATACCAATACCAAGAATCAAAATGCGCCAGATGTTGGTCGGGGAATGTGCCTCGCCACGAACTAGGGTCGGCAAACTGACCAGAGCCGAATTCAAGCATCAGCATGGAGTTGACTTTCGCTTCTCTTGGCTGAAAACTGCTTGAAATCCAGTGCCTGATGAAGTCCTCCGAGTTCCGTCCGGCAACCAAAGCAATTTTTCGCGGATTCTTCAAACCGCCCTTCACCTCTTTGGTGAACGTAACATAATTGCTATAGCGTGTGCCATCCGTGCGCTCCCTGGCAACATCAACACCAATATCAGCCAACCGGTTGAGAAACTCCCGAACCTTCAGCGGGAACTCCTTGTCTCTGTATCGCTTTAGTGCTGCGATTGTGTGTCGCAACTGTCCATGCGACAAGTTTGTTGTGTACTCATGCACACTCATCGCTGAACCTTCTGTAAAACGTATGATGTCTCATTCAGCGAGCTATACGCCGCTATGACGAAATAATCCGCTTGTGAGACATCCGTTGGCGCATCATCTGGCGGCGTGGTGTGATACCAAATCAGCGCACCCTCGTTTATAGGGTACTCATTCAGGGCGGTCACGATTTTGGCATCAAACTCTTTAACACCAGTATACCCGGAGTAGTTGAAGCCAAACGGTGACGGCTTCATCGCCGCCGCGCCTAATGCAATATTGACCGCCGCTGGTTGAGCCAGTCCGTACGCTTGCGCCTTGCCGCCAGTTCTGCGTGGGACAGAGACACCATCCGGCATCGTATCGTAGATGATGTCTCCGTTTTCGTCCCTCGCAAAAGTAGGCTGTTCACCAAGGTTCAGCGAGTAGAAAATCTGCCGCTTGTTTTTAAGCAACATCCTCATTTACGCCACCACCTTGGTGAGTGGGAGAATCTGTCGCAACACGGACTGGCGTGTATCGTAAGATCTATACGTTCCATTCTCATTGTGCGAGCTTTCACCCTCTGCGCCCATCTTGTTGTAGTCATAAATCGACAAATCGACCGCCACGCTCTCAAACTGCACGATGTCGGCAGCAATCATCTCTGCCGTGTATGCGGCAGGATAACCGCGCCGTCTGGTGCAGTCTGCGACCGCTTTGGTCACTATCTGCTGAAGTATGACCGCCGTTTTAGCATCGGCTGTCACGGTGATGCCACCGCTCTGTGCGTCAACCGAGAACAGTCCCAGTCTGACACATACGCTCTCATAGATGCTGTTCTCGTCCATCACACGCCTCCGCTTACTTCTTCGCCTTGCGGGTCTTCTTCGGCTTCTCAGCCTCGACAGGCTCCGCTTTCTTCTCTTCCGGCTTGGCGGCGGCGAGTTTCTTCTCAACCGCCACCAGTGCCGGATGCCTATGGAGCATCATGCCCATCGTCTTCTCCTTTCGCTTGGAGAGATCAGGTGGTAGCCATCTTGATGGCCTTGCTCTCGTCCAGCAGATAACAGCAGTAGTGCTTATCCGCTGTAAGATAGCTCGTCTTGTTGATGATATCTCTGTCGGTCTCCACCATCGTGTCGCGCTTCAGATACAGAGCCAGAGCGCCGGGTTTCACGATAAAGGCGGTGTTCGCCGGAACGCGGTTTGACACGATCACCTGACAACCCTGAATCTCGCCGACAGCGCCGCGAAGCCAGATGTTAGCGGCGATTTCGGAAGCCGGAAGCCAGTCATCAGCCTTGCGCAGGACGGCATAGGTGGTCGGGTTGACCAGCAGAGCCTTCTGCCCATCCAGATCCTCGCCGAACTTGATCAGAGCGTCAGCAACGCCGTCAGCGTTGATGGTGCCGGTGTACTTCATCGTGCCGGTGATGCCGTTCAGCTGAGTGTACATATCGGCCTCAACCTTGGAGGCAATGGAAATGACGAGCTGACGGGCGGCTTCGCCCACGGGATCGCCAAGGCCGCTGAGAATGGCCTCATCGGTAATCTGCAGTCCGCGAGCGCATTTCAGAATTTCTGCTTCCTTGGTATCCTGCGTCAGCTGGGCGATCGGGATGTCCGCGCCTTCAGCCACAACCGTGGCATCGCCGATGTAGGTGTAGAACGGCACCTTGATCGTGCTGCCGGGTCTGCCGACAAGGGTGGTGTCCACGGTGGCCAGAGGGGTCAGCCGGATGTTGTCGATGAGTTTGGTGTCGATGAAGTCCGCAAGGACTTCGGGATCGATTAACTGTGCCAGTTTGGTGGCGTTGGTATCGAGAGCCATAGTCTCCTCCTATTCGCCTACTTATTTGGTGTAGGCTTTATACATATCGGGGTACTTCTGCTTGAATTCGACACGCTCTGTGTAGGAGAGCTTGTCAAATTCGGCCTTGCTGACAGGAGTGCTATCACTGCCGCCGCCCGTGAAGGCTTCGGGACGGCCTTTCAGCCATTCCGCTTCGTAGGCTTTCTTCTTCCGCTCATCGACAGCAGCCATCAGTTTCAGGCGGGTATCGAAATCGCCATCCACATCTGCCACCGCCATCTTGGCGGCTTCGTCCGGGAGCCAACCGAGACCAAGGTAGGTTTTCTCAACCTTGCTGATCTTGTTCTCTCTCCGCAGGGTTTCCAGTTCTTCATCCCGCTTCGCCGCCGCTTCGGCTTTCTCCATGTCCGCACGTTCTTTCTCGCTCAAAGTGGCCTGATACTTTTTTCTGTACTCAGCCGCCTCCGAAGCGTTCTTGTCGGACGCACGCTTTAGCTTGGCAAATTCGACCATCAGCTCCTCAAGGCGCTGTTCGGTCGATTTCTCCGGCTGTTCAGTGGAAGTGGTTTCCTGCGTACTGGTAGTGATGTTCTCTTCTGCCATTTCAGTTCCTTTCTGCGATTTAGGTCTTCTCTGACCATGGTGTGCGATTAACGCCTTCTCTGGCGATTTGGTTGCGATTAAGGTCTTCTCTGACCATGTATAAAGTCCGAACGTGGTACGCATCGTTGAGTGGCGTGTCCGGCTCTTACCAACAAAAAACAGCCTTTCGGCTGTTCATTCAAAAGTTGCCCAACAGCGGCAGTTCACATATTCTTCCGGGTCTGCTCCGGCTTCGGACGGCACACACGGCATGATGAAGTAGGAGTTCTCTCCAACGAAGAAGTCCTCGTTTATAGGTACTGTCTGCCCTTCGGACTCAACATGAGTCTCACGCTCACGATTGTCGAGCATTCCGTGCCA